TATTTTATCGGAAATCTTTTTAACTCACTCATAATACGATATTTTCACTTTGCTACCAAGTTAAATTTTTAAATTTTTCGACTACCTTCCATCTCATCGAAAAATGGTCGGGGTCTTTATTTAAACCCACTTCACCCTCAGGTAAATTTAAGACTTTTGCTTGAACTGTTTTCATCCAACAACCTGTATATTTTTTAAGTAAATAACTTACAATAATGTCATCACCACGTTCAGGATAACCAATTTTTTCTAAATAGGGTTGAATCATATCTAATTTGTCTTGACGTACCATAATAGCTGATCCTACCAAAAAGTCATTTTCTGCATTTACGCACCAGTTGTCTTTAAGATCTTCATATCGTGAAGCCGTGGAAACATTTGCCTTACCATAGATTCCAATTATAGTCTGTCGTTTTTTACGCATTTTCAATATAGACTGTATATCAAGCAGTATGTCATCGTCAAGAATTAATTTATACTGTTCAGGATATTCGTAACATCTTAACCAACGCTCCATACAATAATAATTCTTATCATTATTTATAACGTCAACTGGTTGACCAACATAAGGAAATGGCTCGTTAGGATTATTGTTTACAACTGTGATCGGAAAATGCTTTTCATACGTTTTAATTATAGTATGAACATTTTCGGGTCTTTTGTAATTAAGAACTAAAATTCTAATATCATGCATAGATAGAAATATTACTCATTTTTGAATGCGTGTATATAGCATACCTGACAGCATCACAAGGGTGCGAAGTCCAATCATGAATTGGTTTTGGAGTTTCTGTATTAGGATTCCAGCGGTAAGAACTCATAGATGAAAATGTATGAGAAGCACCCATTAAATCAAAATAAAGATTATCATTCTCAATTAGAACTTGAAGATAACTAATACCATCGTTAACAGACTTAACAGCATTTTCACAGTAAATATCATAATCATAAGCAAAGTCTGCTTTGACTTGTTGAGCAGCAGAGTCAATGTAAATAGTATCAATTGACCACTCATCAACTTTTTCTTGAATCGCTGCTGCTAATTCTGATGTGGTAGATTCTTTAGAAACATACTCATCGATTATATAGTAAGATTGTCCGTCAAATCCTATAACAACAAAAACATTTTCATCCCGATAACCCACATCAAGACCACCAATAACTTCAGAAAACCGTTCACCTACATATTCACCAATATGCTTATTTTCGTCTAAATCAAGGTATATTTGAGACTCAGTGGTTGTCCACTCACACTCATACTCTTGTGCAAAAAGTGCACGAGATACAGCTTTTTTAGCTTCCTTAACATCGTTTTCAGAGAGAAGAGGATTAGCTCTCCAAGTAAACAGAGCCGCTCCCCAATCAGGGTATTCTTGGTCTTGACCACGTAAATAGTAATTATATAAATAATTACCTTTACCACGGGGGGTAGATATCCACAAACAACGTGAGTCCTTAAAAGTTGATAGAGCAGGACGTAAGTCACGGGTGAAATACTCATCATTTGGTATGATAGCTGCCTCGTCTACAATAAGAAGATTAGCAGCTCGCCCAACAAGAGAATCTCGATTGTTTGCAGAAAGAAGTCTAAATACTGAACCATTAATTAATCGCACAACCTTATCTTTTTGATTAAAACGATCTACTTCTATCTCAAGCTGTTTTATAAGATCTGTAACATAGTCCCATATGATTGATGAAAGTGAAAAGTTAGGTGCAACGACCATAACTTGTTGACCAGGCTCCAAAAGTTTTGCAAAAGCTAAAATAGCTGCTGCATACGATTTGCCTGTGCGACGCGCAGCAATTTGAACAAAAAAACGATGATTGTCTAATCCTTCAATCATTGCTTTTTGTGAATCATTAAAAGTGACAGGTGTTGGAAGTTTAGTAAGAAGTTTGTCTACATTAAGACGAAAAAATTTATCACTCATTTAGGAATCATATTTAATAATGTTGCTAAAAATGCAGCTATACCTGCGACAATTCCTCCAAGCCAAAGAAGAGTTTTTAGAGAGGTTTTACCTTGAGATGCCAACTCTGATACTTCATTAAGTTTTTGATGAACCATATTCAGCTCTTCTTTTAACTCTTGCATTGTATTAACTATTTGTGTATATCTTTCTTCGCACACAGCTTCATGAGATGAAATGTTAGCTCTATTGTTTTGAGAACGTTCGTGTAGAGTCTCAATGTCATTTTGTATCTGATCTAATTCACGAAAGTTTTCTGCCATATCATCTCTTATATCTTAATCATGAAGTTAACAACTTCTGAAGGTAAAGTTGTATTCACAGTGAAGTCATTTACAGTTAATGCAGGAATCGAGTGTGTATGAGCAGCCTGGTTAACAGACGTTACAGCGGTAGACTGTGAGGAGTCTTTAGCAGATGTAGCAAAAGTTCCCGTTGGAGCTGTCAAATCACCGTCTCCGTCAGAACCTGTTGTATTTGTTGCAGTTTGAACACCTGATTTAGTAGCTGAGGCCATTACAGCTGAAGCTGCGATACCTGTAGTTGTAGCACCAAGAGCACTCATATTAGTTCCTTTACCAAGAGGCACACGATCGCGAAGGTCAGGTAAATTAAAGTTACCTGAACCGTCACCTACTCCAAATGATGTCCCTATTGTAGCAAAAAGTCTAGCGTAGGTTGTACGACTAACAGCTGCATCATTACAAGCTAAATATCCTGTTGGTATAGTACCTCCACCGAAAGCTACAATTGTACCAGCTGGCACAATCTCAATACCTCCAGCAGCAGAGCCGTCATGTAAAATTATAGCATCGGTATCTGTATCAACAGTAAGCTCTCCGACAGCTCCTGTGAATCCATTATTTTGAGACGTGGTTCCTCGTCTAAATTGTAATTGAGTTGGCATTTCTCATCTCCTATATATTAAGTTAAAGCACCTAAATCTTCTGTACCCACTGATCCTGATGGGTCTGTAAGCATATCAAACTGTGTTAGTCCTCCAGTTACTTGACCAAACGCATCTGTAGATGTATTAGCTGTATCAAGTAACCCATAATCACCTGTCGGGAATGTTGTAACAGACGATCCAGCTGATTGTGATGAGCCATCAGCGAAAATTAATGCGCCAGATGTAATTCTTACATTACCACCTATAACTAGCGCATCTGTAACAGCTGGATTAGTATTAGCAATAGTCAAGTAAGATCCGACTACCACATTTCCTGATACTCCAACGTTAGCTGTGACGTCTACATTACCAGTAGCCTTGACACCTGTTTGTTGAGTTTTAAAATGTTCATTCCCACTGTAGTAGACAATAGACTCACTTGCAGAGCCGTCAGCTCTAAAATATACTTCAGTTCCCCCTGAACCATCATCCGTCTGAAGTATAATATCTTTATCATCAGCAGAGTTAGTAATTGTTAAATCGCCTACTAAATTATCAACTGTGCCTGCACTACCACTATGAGCGATTACTAAGTCATCGTCTGCACCAGCAATAAACTTACCGCCGTCGCCTACATGAACATTGCCTAAAGTAGAACCATCACCAACTGTCACGGTGGAATTAGCTGCTACTTCAAGTTTGTCACGAGCATCTAAGCCTAGACCGCCCATATACGCAGATAGTTTTGTGCTCATTTTTTACCTTTCAAAGTCATATACTAGAGTATATCAAAAATTTTCGTGTAGACCAAACTTTTATGTTAAAGCACCTAAATCCTGTTGATTAAGTGACCCAGCAGGTTCTGATTTCATATCAAAAGTAGTCAATCCAGCTGTGGCAACACCAAACGCATCTGTGGCTGAGTTAGCCGCATCAAGTAATCCGTAATCACCAGTAGGAGCAGTGGATGTTACTGCCGTTCCAGCAATACCAGCTGCAAGTGCTGTGAGGTTTGAATTGATATTTTGATCTATTCCATCAAGATGACCAAGCTCTGTAGCAGTGATGGCTGATACAGCCACTTTACCAGATCCACTAGAAATCAACGCTCTATCACCAGTTAAATCAGTAGTAGTAATAGTTGATACACCGCCTGCGATATTTTGTGTACGTCTTGTTTCAAGCTCTGTGATAAGAGTATTGTTTGCAGTAATTCTAGTTTGTAATGCGGTATCTGTAGTATTCAGAGCTGAAACATTATCTGTAATAGCAGTGTTAAGATCAGCACCATTAAATTTAACTGTAGCTGCGTCTAGAATACCTACACTAATATTAGAAGCTGTGACGGGGGAGAGTGCAGTGTTAGACTTAGGATCTTTTGTGTCAGAAAACTTAAAAGTTTTTGCAGACTCATCATAGAATATAGCTGCATTACCTTGGTTACCACGATTAAACAATATGCCGACATCATTAGCAGGGGAACCTGTAGTACCGTTCGCTAACATGATCATGGTGTCGTCAACGTCTAAGTTAGTGGTATTTATTGTTGTAGTAGTGCCGTTAACAGTAAGATTACCTGTCACAACTAAATCATCGCTCATATTTACTTGACCAGTAAATGTAGCAGATACTAAATTAGCGGCTCTTCTTGTTTCAAGCTCTGTAATGAGAGTATTGTTTGCAGTAATTCTAGCTTGTAACGCCGTATCTTCGTTTGTAAATGTAGTGACATTTGTGGTTAAACGAGCTTGTAGCGCTGTGTCCTCTGCTTGAAAAGCTGTAGAGTTAGCAGTGATTCTAGCTTGTAGTGCAGTGTCTTCTGCTTCTCTTAAGACGACGTTTGCAGCACGTCTTGCCTCTACACCAGCGGTGGTTGCAATTTCAAGATTAGCAAAAGTAATAGACTTGGTTTCGTCATTCTGAATATCAACTACTACAAACTCAGAATTAGCTACTGGAGTTTGTAGATTGGTGAGATCTGTAATTTTTTTATTCGCCATTTAACAGTATGTCTCCTCCTGATTGAGTTAAGATTGA